TTGAAGTTTGGAATGAAATTAAAACAGACACAGTCAAAGGTAAATTCGTCAAGTTGTGTCAGTTAAAATAAGGAGAAGAAACTTTGACGATAAAGTTATTAATGCCATTGGAACAGATTGAAGATTTGGCGAATCAGATTAAACGTAGCAATGATCCAAAATTCATTGAAGAGGGGCTTAAAAAAATTATTGAGACCTATGATGTTATTAGCTTTGAATGCCAGTACTCACGTCCTTATTTTAGAGCTAGAGTAATTGAGAATGGAAAGCCTTTTTCTAATCTTAGTGAGCTAACATACCCTCCAAAAAATTTAGTTAAAGAAGGGAGAGTCAATGAGGTAGGCTCTCCTTTTTTATACCTTAGTTTTACACCAGATACCGCTTTAGCTGAAATTAAAGTTAAGGAAGGTGATTTAGTGCAGCTAAGTGGATTCTTACCTAAGCATCGACTTCCAAGAGCTATTATCCTTGGCGAATACCAAAGGGTGACAAAAGGCAATGTCAGCTTCATGCAAGACTTAATAGGTTTTGTAGGGGAAATATTGGATGATTTGGAGAAAAAAGGCAGACCCCATATTCATTGCTTTTTATACCCTGATCTGTTTTTTGATGAAATTTTAAGAATGCCAAATGCTTCTGAGACAAAATATATTCATTCAAGAATACTTACAAAACTATTGATGAATAATTCGAATGATCCCGACGGAATTGTTTATCATAGTATTGCGGATTTAGGTAGTTACAATATAGCTCTGCCTGCGGCTAAGGCTGACGAATTAATGAAATGCGATCAAACAGCCTTGATAAAAGTCAAAAGAGTTTTTTCCTACGGTATCTTTGATTTTGACATAATAAAAATCAGTAAGGGGTTTACAGAAAATGGCAACATTCTTTGGTAACTCCATTTTTTACTAAAACCCTTTAATTTAGCCCCCCAGCAAATAGCGCCACACTGGCGCTATGAAAACACAAAACTTTGCCGACCTTACCCCGAATTACAGCCGTGCATTTTTATTTTGCATGGACTGGATATATGAGGCAGAAGGAGGCGACTCTGATCATAGCGCCGACAAAGGTGGGCGAACGCGGTATGGCATTAGCCAAGCTGCTTACCCGAATGTTGATATAGCTAATTTGACATGGCCTCAAGCCATGCGCATTTACCATCGTGATTTTTGGCGCGGTAGCCGTGCTAAAGAACTGGCTGAGTATGGTTTATATGAATTAGCTATGTTGCATTTAGATTCAGCTATTAATCATGGCGTGCCACTGGCCAATATGCTTTTGCAGCAAGTATTGCGAGTAAAGGTTGATGGCATATTAGGCTCACGCACCTTTGCTGCAGCCATTAACGCAAACCAAACGAACTTAATGGTTGACTACTTTGCACGCCGCGCCAGCAAATACAGCCGTATTGTAGTTAATGATCCTAGCCAAATTGCGTTTTTATTTGGCTGGCATCGTCGCTTATTTAAGCTTGAAAACCGTATTGATTATGCTAAGCGTGTTTTAAAAGTATGGGGTGACAAATGAAAAGTTACCCTCACTACGTTAAGCGTGGTCGTGAAGCGCGCATTAGCACTTACCAAAATGGCACCAACCCAGACCCACAGAGCATTTGCCCTGTGGGCGACCCCACTTTAGTTAATGCATTTTTAAAAGGCTGGCACTCAATTAACGGTGTTCGCCTTGAAGCCGAAGCCCGCATTGCAAATACAGCAAAAACAAATAGGAGTAACCCCCGTGGATGATATGAACCAAATAGTTAAATGGTACCCATGGGTGCAAGGAGCTGTGCTGGTAATTTTTTTTGTTGTTGTATACGCACTTAAAAAGTCATTTGCTAGCAAGGATGATGTGTCTGCGCAAGACAAGCGATTGCAAACGGTAGAGCAAACGTATGTGAAGAATGAAGATTTTGCTGAAGTTAAAGCGGCTGTTCAACGCATCGAAGTTGAGGTTAAAGACTTACCTCAAAATGTCAGTGCGTTAAGTAAAGAAGTCGCCAAGTTACAGAGTGAAAATAACCATTTACATGATCTTTTAAAACGCATTGAGCATCCACTTAATTTGATTGTTGAATCAAAATTCTCAGGTAAACAGTAATGCTAAATGAACATGAAATCGAGATGTGGTTTGTACTTTGCCTGTTAATCGCTGGGTTCTTTTTTTTCATGTGTGTGTGTTTTTGGCTTGTTTTTGCGTTTTGCCAATTTGTTATTGCGTTTATTTATGAGCGCTTTTTTAAGGGTGAGGACAATGATAGACCTATTTAATGCTGATCAGCGTTTAGTTATTTTGCGTGCCTTAAATGAGGCGGCAGGCTATAGCGCTAACTGCAGTATGTTGAGCTGTGTATTAGCAACCTATGGCCACAATATTAGCCGCGATAGAGTGCGTGCCCATATGCGCTTTTTAGAAGATGTGGGTTTGCTCACTATTGATGTGGTGGGTGATAAAACCTTGGTTGCACGGATTACTGAGCAAGGCGCTGATGTTGCTACTGGCCGTAAGTCGGTTGACGGTGTTAAGCGTCCAGCACCAGGAGGCAACTAACATGGCACGCGGCAATAAGATTGAGCGCTTACCTGAGCATATACGTGAAAACCTGCGCGAGATGCTAGGCACTAAGCAATACACTTGCCAGCAAATTGCCGATGCGATTAACGACGAACTGGCAAACATAAGTGGTGAGCAAACCGATGTTGAGTCAATTGATGACAATACGGTTTGGCGTGAAAAAAAGCGTATTGAACAAATTAGCCACGATATTAAACAAAGCCAGGCTTATGTTGAGGCGCTATCGAAACAATGCGATTTATCGAGTATTGGTGATACTGGCCGAGTGTTAATGAACCTACTGCAAAGCGCTGCATTTAAAACGACCTCTAATTTAATGAGCCAAGAAGATCCGATTGATCCTGAAACGCTTGGTGATTTGGTTTTAAGTATTAGCCGGTTGCAACGCAGTGCAAACTATAACGCTGACTTAGAAAAACAAATTGCTGAGAAAGCCCGAAAACAAGCATTAGCCGAGGCACAAGAGCAAGCTGAAAGTGCAGCTAAAACGGCAGGTTTAAGCTCTGGCAATATTGACTTAATACGCCGTGCCATTGCTGGGGAGCGTTTGTAATGGCAATGGACACACAAGAGTTAACGTCGATCTTATTACCGTACCAGGCTGAATATGTTTGGGACCAGTCGCCCGTTATCATTTATGAGAAGTCGCGCCGTATCGGTTTAAGTTGGGGCGAGGCTGCAGCGAGTGTGCTTGATGCTGCGGCAAGTAAAGCAGCTGGCGGCATGGATTGCTGGTACATCGGTTATAACAAGGATATGGCCGAAGAGTTTATTCGTGACTGTGCGAACTGGGCTAAAAGCTTTAACGAAGTGTGTGATGACGTAAGCGAAGAGATTATTACTGATGAAGGTAAGGATATTCTTACTTATGTAATTCGCTTTGCTAGTGGCTTTCGAATTATTGCGCTGAGTTCTCGGCCATCAAACTTACGTGGTAAACAAGGCCGCGTGATACTTGATGAAGCTGCATTCCACGATAATTTAGATGAACTTATTAAAGCCGCTTTTGCCCTGTTAATTTGGGGCGGTAAGGTGCGTATTATCAGCACCCATGATGGTGAAGAAAACCCATTTAATTTACTTATTAAAGAATGTCGCGCAGGGAAAAAACCATACAAGGTTTACCGCACAACATTTAGAGAAGCGCTAAGCCAAGGCTTGTATAAACGCATTTGTGCCATGAAGGGCTTAGAGTGGACTCAAGAAAAAGAAAATGCCTGGGCGCAAGAAATATACGACTTTTATGGTGATGGTGCAGCTGAAGAACTTGATGTGATCCCAAGTGCTGGTGGTGGTGTTTACATTAACCGAATGCTGGTTGAACGTTGCCAGCACCCAGATAGCAAAGTCGTTCGCTTAGAAAAGCCTGATGATTTTGTTACGAACCCTGAGCGTACACGCATAATTGATGATTGGCTGAAAGATACAATTAAACCGTTAATTGATGCCATGCCAGGTAAACGAACTGTGTTTGGGCAAGACTTTGGCCGAAGCGGTGACTTAAGTGTGCAATGGCTTATGCAGCAGGAAAGCCCTACTAAATATCACACGCCATTTTTAATTGAGTTAAGAAATATTCCGTTTGACTGCCAAGAGCAAATTACCTTTTACCTGCTCGATAATGTGCCACTGTTTTTTCACGGCAAATTTGATAGCCGAGGTAATGGCCAATCGTTGGCAGAAAAAGCCATGCAACGTTATGGCGAAAGCCGAATTGATTGCGTGATGTTATCGCGGCCTTGGTACAACCAATTTTTCCCTAAATATAAAGCTGCGCTCGAGAGCAAATTAATTACCGTGCCTGAGAGTGAAGATGTAGTGGCTGATCATCGGCGCGTTATTTTAGATAAAGGCCAGCCAAAAATGGATGATGGCCGAGACAAAGGCAGTGATGGTAAATGGCGACACGGCGATACTGCCGTTGCGGGTGTACTGGTAAATGCAGCGACTTTGGAAGAGGGCGAGCCAGCTGCAGGTGTCAATGTGCCTAAAGCTGAAAACTCAATGAATACCCGACCATCTCGCTTGCAAGGCCGAACACGTGCAGGCGGTTTGTTTAGACGTGCAATTGGCTATTTGAAAAATTAAGGGTGACGCTCTCAGAGCGATTTTAAGCGTTTGCAATGTGTTTTGAGTGCCATTGCACGGAAAATTTTATTTAGCGCCGCCTAGGCAAATGTAAAAGATTTACAAAAGGGTTAAAAAGCTATGTTTGGTTCAAAAAAGCGCAAGGCAAAACAAGAGGCAGAATTTGCAGCAAAAATTGCTGCAATTGTTACTGAAACAATTGCAAGCAACACTGCTGCAAATGAATCAGCTACCACATTTAAAGAAGCAGCAGGTGCTATGGCTGGCTCAATTGATGCTGATGACCACTTATATTCAAAGCTCTCCGGTGATTCTAATCGTAACTTAAGTGGGCCAACACGCGCGCGTATGAACAAAATAGCGCCTTACCTTTGGCAAAGTAACATGATTGCTAACCGCATTATTGAGTTACCGCTCGCGTATTTATTGGCGGAAGGCGTAAAGGTCACGAATGATGATGAAGACTATCAAGCCGTCATCGATGCATTTTGGACGCACCCAATTAATAACATGGCTATTAAGCTTGAAAAGAAAGTGCGTGAGCTGTCGATATTTGGCGAGCAGTTTTACCCCGCTTTTGTTAATCCGCTGAGTGGCGAAGTGCAATTAAGCTACCTAGACCCTGCCCATGTTGAGGAAGTTATTTACGACCCACGCAACCCAGAGCAACCGGTTGGTGTAAAAACCAAGCGTATGACAAATGGCCGACAATACATTTATAGAGTGATAATCAATGGCCCTGAATCGGTGTTTACCAAACAAACACAACGATTACGTGAAGGTTTTAATGATGGCGATATTTTTTATTTTTCAATTAACAGCTTTTGCGCCCACGGACGGGGCAACTCTGATTTAACTGCGCAGTGTGATTTTTTAGATTTATACGACGACTTTATTTTTGGTGAAGGCGATCGTGCTGAAAACTCCCGGGCGTTTGTGTGGGATGTTACTTTAAAAGGCGCTGACCAAAATAAAGTAAATGCCCGAGCTGCAGAAATTCAAAGCAACCCGCCAAGACCAGGCTCAGCAAATGTGCATAACGATTCAGAAGAGTGGAAAGCAGAAAGCCCCAGCCTAGGCTCTGGCGACACTGAAGCTTTAGCAAAATTATTTAGGAACCACATGTTAGGTGGTGCGACTATGCCACCAAGTTGGTTTGCTGATGGGGGGGACGTTAACCGTGCGAACGGTGAAGCCATGGCCGAGCCGACATTTAAAATACTTGCTATGCGCCAGCGCTACATTATTTATATGCTGCACGAAATAGCGACCTTTGTTATTCGCCAGTACTATACAGCAACCATGGGCATTGAGCCTGACCGCATGGTTGAAACCGATGTGTTTAAGTCAAAGGTGGTGATGCCAGAAATGACCGCTAAAGATATAAGCCGTTATGCTGCTGCGCTGCAGCAAGTTGTGGTAGCGGTAAACCTTGGGATTACACAGGGCATTATGACTGAAGAAACGGGGTTAAGTGTGATAGCGGCTATTGCGGACCGATTAGGTGTTGAGATTGACCCTGAGCAAGAGCTTAAAAACGCGCAAGCTGCTATTGCCCAAAAAGCGAAAGACCAGGTAAAGGCCGACACCTTTAACGAGTTTGATGGTGCAGACGATATAGGCGCAGATGATGACACCGAGTGAACGCACCAAGGCTTTTAATAAAGCCCGTACAGCACAGCTCAAAGCGCTACTTAAAAATAAGCAGGGGCTTTGGGATTCGCTGTTACGTTTGCTTGAGCTTGCTGAAGAAAACACGCAAACCATTCTACAAGGGCAGCCGACAGATTGGCAGCAATGGCACTATGGCAAGTTGCAGGGGCAAATTAACCAGGTGATGCTTGAACTGGGTGAGCGAAGCGCCGCACAAATTAAAGCCTTTTCACAAACTACATGGGTGGCTGGCATTAATTTAATAGATGCGCCACTAAAAGCCGGTGGTGTAACGGTAAATGCAATGACGCAGCTTTTACAGCATCGCCAGCTTGTGGCCATTGATAATTTTATGGTTGACCGAATTAAAGACGTATTAAGCGGTAAGGCTGATTATATTCGATCGCAACTTGGTCTTGTGATGATGGGGGCGCAAGATAGCGAAACTGCTAAAAAAGCCATAGCAGAAAGTTTAGGCGAGAAAAAGATGTGGCGCGCTAAGACGATTGTGAACACCGAGCTTAGCCGCTTGTATAACACAGCAAGCCATATGCGCATGAACGAAATTGGTGATGCAGTACCAGGCATGGAAAAAGAGTGGCGTTTAGGTCGGCGTAAAGAACACCGCGTTAGTCACTTGGCCGCAAACAATACTCGCGCTGCTGCAAATGAACCTTTTACTATTGGGGGCATTAAGATGATGCACCCTCATGACCCCAAAGCGCCAGCAAAAGAAACAGTCAATTGTAGCTGCTTTACGGTACCAGTGATGAAGCACTGGGAAGTTGATAAGACACGTGCAGTAATTGAATAAGCTGTGGTATTTTAAAGGGAGTTTAAATAGTTTAAAGGAATTGCTGTGGGGAATTTTAATAACAACCTTATTGCTAAATGGCGAGAACGGTTCGAGGTTATGGTTAGATTAACATTGGGAATTCCAATAATACTAGCTGGTTTACAGTTAGCGCTGGTTGGAAACCAACTTAGTTTTGATTTAACTAAGCTGGCAACATGGACGAACACAGAAAAAGTGTTTGCTTTACCTTTGGGTGCATTTGCTTTATTTGCGGCTGTTACCTCACTTATTGGTTTGTACCATCGCAGCATGTTGTTAAATAGGCAGTTGGAAAAGGTCCAAGAGCAAATAGCAATTTCTAATAAGCAATTTAAACGCTCTGAGGAACAATTTAAGCTGTCACAAGAGCAGTTTGCTTTGGCTGCTAAGAAGGAAAATTATTACTTTTATACTGAGCACTGTAAAAAGATTAATGAAGAGGTATCTGAGCATATTAATAATTTAGAATCATTTATTTCGGAGAATAAAAATAAATATGGCAGGTTTTTATTTGACTTTCGTATTTTCTATGAACTTTGCTTCCCAGAAAATAAGTATGATTCAATGTTAGTTTTCGAACATAAAGCTCAAGACTTTCATTATGAAGAGCAGCTTACAAAATATAAAGAAATACTTTCTCAGTTATTATTGAATTCGGAATTCAAACGGATAACAAATGATGACCTTTATTCATGTTTGATAAAAAACCTGTTTAGTTCAGGCTTAACTTATGTTCCTAAATATCTGGATAGGGACAGTGATAATAAGTCTAAAATTATATATGAAGTATTTAATAGCCTTGAGATTATTTTTCAAGTGCTTACTCATTATCGCTTAGTTAAGGTCGAAACATGTGAGCAATGTAAACATTTAATCAAAAAGCTAGAGCAAGCATATATTGGAGCCAATTTTTCCTAAAACCCTTTAATTTAGCCCTTCAACAAAACCCCTTACCTTAAAGACTCATTAGCCATATTCACAACCATTGAGGGCAACATAATGAGTCTTTTTGCTTTACTTTCGAAAGGCCACGCTGTTTTAGAAATTGCATCTAAAGCGCTTGAGCTATACGAAGAAGTCGTTGACTTAGGCGACGACAATAAACCTAAAACCGATGAACGTGGCAACACGCTTACCAAAAAACAAATCCGCCAAGTTAAGCCAGATGAAGTGTTCGACTTTAAAGTTGAGCGCGAAACAGGCGTTGTTAAAGCGTTAACTAAAGCAGGCCAACGTGTTGAAGGCGTACTTGCGACCGCAGACCTTGCTAAAGCGGTACTTGCTAGTGATGGTGACAATACCAGTGAGCTTGCACACGCCTCTGATGATGCTGCTCAAGCATTGTTAGCCAAAGCTGAGCAAGAAGCGACAGCAAAGGCAAAAGCAGCGGCAGCTGAAGCTGATGACATTATTGCTAAGGCCAAAGCAGATGCAGAGCAAGAAGCAACTGCGAAAGCGAAAGCTGCAGCTAATGAAGCAGAAGCTATTATTGCCAAGGCTAAAGAAGAAGCTAAAGCACTTTTAGAGCAAGCTGAAAAAGACGCTGCAGCAACAAAAAAAGCGCCAGCTAAAGCTGCGGCTAAGTAAGGGGCTAAATTATGTTGACCCTTTTACCAACAGGAACCGGCTTTTTAGGCAATCGCGCATTTGTTGAGGCTAAATCATCTGATTATCACGATGTGATGACGCTTGTGACTGCAGAGCTGCGTAAGTTGCTGGCAACTAACTCGCGTGATAGCTGGGTTGATATTACGGCTTTTTATGCTGACAAAGTGGTGGTTCGTAAAGATGGCCGCTACTGGGCATACCCTTATGCGGTGAATGAGTTAAATCAGGTGACGTTTGAAAACGCCATTGAAGTCGTCAAAGAGTACAAGCCCTCTGACGTGGTTAAGTTAACCGAAGCCTGGTATGACGAAACTAAGTTTATTGAAGCCAGTAATGTTAAACCTAGTAAGTTTTTAGTGACATTGATTGAGGTGGGTAAAAGCTTAAATGGTGTTGACTATCCAGCCCACGTTCTGCGTGAAGCAGCCCCTTTGTTTAACGGTGCTAAATGCATGGTTAAGTCTGATGACGACCATCTTAAAGGCACTGCCCAACACTTTAATAACCTAATTGGCCAGTTCAGCAATGCACAATTTGTTGAAGGTGTTGGCGCAGGTAAAAAAGGTGCACTGCAGGCTGATTTAACTGTGCTTGAAAGCTCGGGTTATGCCACTAAATTGCGCGAAGCCGTTGATAACAATATGCAAGACCTGTTTGGTTTAAGTATTGATGTGGATGGTACAGCCTCTGGTAAAAAGGGCAGCCGCACAGCTAAGAAGTTCCTCAAAGTTAATTCCGTCGATTTGATCATGGTACCTGGTGCAGGTGGTCGGATCGTGTCATTTAAAGAAGCTCATAATCAAGGCAATGTCATGAATGAACAACTAATGCGCCTACTCGAAGCGCTTAAAAAATCGAACCCTCAGCTTGCAGCATCTGTGACAGCTGAAGATGATGAAACAGCCATTGTGCAATTAACTGAAGCACTGGCTAAACACGGTGCCCCTGATGCAGGCCAAGGTACAGGCTTAACACTTGCAGACGTAAACAAAGTGATTGCAGACAGCCAGCGTTTGGTTGAAGCAAAGCAAAGTGCTGTGACGTTAATTAATAAGTCGACTTTGCCAGACGCCGCCAAAACGCGCTTGGTAGAAAGCGTGCAAAGCAGCGAAGACGTAAGCACTGATAAGGTGCAAAAGCTGATTGATAATGAGATTAGCTATTTAAGCAAGTTTACTGAGTCAGGCAAAGTGAACATGCCAGAAGGCGCGCAATACTCAGATAACCCAAGCGGCATTGAAATGCTCACGGCATTATTTGACCCTGCTAACAAAGACGTTGTGAGCCTAAAAGAAGCTTACATTGACCTTACCGGGGACAAGCATTGTACAGGTAAGTTACGTGATTGTAGCCGCACGCGAATGGTCGAAGCACTTGATAGCGATAGCTTACCTAATGTGCTGGCTGATGTAATTAATCGCCGTGTTGTTGATGTATATGGCGGCCTTGATAAATATCAGCTGTGGCGCAAAGTGTTCCGCATTGGCACTGCAACTGATTTTAAAGATCAGAATGTGACTGAATGGGGGGGCTATGGCGACCTACAAGAAGTACTTGAAAGTGGTGCTTACCCGGAGCTTGCAAAACCTACCGATAGCAACGCGAAATACCGTGTGAGCAAAAAAGGTGGTATTGCAACCATCACTATGGAAATGATTAAAAATGATGACCGCAACATCATTACGCAAATTCCTAATAAGCTGGCTCGTGCCGCTGCGCGCACACTTAGCAAATTTGCGTGGGATTTCTACCTAAACAACCGCAATGCCCCTGATGGCAAAGCACTGTTTCATGCTGATCATAACAACTTGTTTAGTGCTGCACTAAGCCAGGAAGAGTTAATGGTGCATTGGCGCGCCATTATGAACCAGCAAGAGCTTGATACTGGCGAGATGCTAGAAATTGAGCCAGCGTTCTTGTTGTGTTCGCTGGGTAATGTAGATGCAGCCTTTGACTTGTTCCAACGCTTGCAAAACAACGACAAGGGTTTTGCGCAGCAATTAAACCTTGAAATTCTGCGTGTGCCTGGTGCGACTGATCCAAATGATTGGGGCTTAATGACCGACCCTAGTGAGCTTGCCAACTTTGAAATGGGCTTTTTAGACGGCATGGAAAACCCTGAGATTTTCACGCAAGACATGCAAAACGTGGGCACTGTGTTCACGAACGACCAAACCACGATGAAAATCCGCCACATTTACGGTGGTCAATGTACTGACTACCGTGGTACGACTAAAGCGCTGGTTCTTTAATTCCTTGGTTCCTCTGGTGATTGGATGACACGGTTGCGCACGGATGCGCTTTATAAGGTGTTTTAACTATGTACGCAGACAGACTCCCAGCTTATGTACAAGACCAAGCAGGCATTTTAAGCGCTGATGAAATTGCCAGTGCCTATGCCGATATGCTGGCGAAGTACCAAAAAGATACGGGTAACGTTGAGATTGCTGCAGAGCATGTGGATGCCTGTTTAAAACTCGCAGCGGCAAGCTGCATTGATAAGTTGGCCACGTATTACGCCAACGATGATAACAGTACGATTTCAAGCGATAGCGTTGACCACGGCACTAAAGCCGACAGTTTCAGACGCATCGCCAACGGTTACCGCAGCCAGTATGCGGCGGCTGTCGTTAATGACAATAAAAGCAGTGCGCATGGTAAGGCTGTGCAACTGCCTAAGCGCCAGCGGTTGCGCTAATGACTGTGCGAATTACAGCAAAGGGCTTTGATGCATTGACTGAGCTTTGGCAGCACTCACCAGCAATGGTGCAAGAGCAGCTCTCGAGCGCAATGAATGAGTCGGTAGCTTACGCACAGTATCAAGTAGTTAGTAGAACCCCTTTGGGTAGCGGCGATGGTGGCCACTTAGCCGCCAGTATTAATAGTGAAGTTTTAATAAACCCAGCTGTGAGTATTGGTTATGTAGGTACTAGCAAGCTTTACGCTGAAGCCGTAGAACTTGGCACTAAACCACATATGCCACCAATTGAACCCTTAGTGAATTGGGTTGAGGCGGTGCTTAGCCTTGAAGGTGATGAAGCAGAACGAGTAGCTACATTGATTGCATTGAAAATTAATGCGCGTGGTACGACTGGCAAATTGATGTTTAAAGAAGGCCTTGAGGCCAGTGAGCCATATATACAGGCACGGTTTAACGAAGCAATGAAGTTGATGATTAATAAGTTGGGTGGCGCAAATGCTTAACCAGGTAAGAACGGCGATTTTGAATGTGCTCAATAGTGCAAATGTAGGCACCTTTTATAAAAAAGAGCGCTTTAGCAAAAACACTCAAGAGCTAAAAGCCATGTATGCCCAAGGTGACGCCATTAGTGGTGGGTATATTCGATTAAAACGCCGTAAACGCCAAAACCCGTACGCCTCTAGAACAACGGTTGCTTATACCTTTGATGTGGTTTTTTTAAAGAGCTTTGTAGATGACGAAGATAGCCAAGAGCACTTTGAAAATGCCATTGAATCTTTAGATGACGCATTTGCAGGTGATCCATTACTTAACGATTTGGTTGATGACCTGGACGAAGGCGACGACACAGGGCTGATTTTAGATGACCACTCGCCAGTTATGTTTTGTGGTGTGTTGTGTCATCAGGCGCGTATGCGTTTAACAGTGAATGTAAGTAGTTAGGAGAGCAGCATGAACGAAAAGCCAAGCCAAGGCGGCAGCTATATAAAAGACGCCAAAGGTAAGTTGAAGCTCGTGGCCAGAACACAGCCTGAGAGCACAGCTAAAAAGCAAGCGAACAAAGTTGAAGACAAAGGTGCAAGCAAATGAAATGGTCACAAACCAGCCTGTTAGCGGCAATTGAACAAACGTATGGCACGTTGCCTGGTGCAATGCTTGCCATGCTAACTAAAGATATTGAGCTACGCCCACTTGAAGGTGAGGAAGTTGAACGCGGTTTAAATACGCCTTACTTAGGCGCTGAAGAAAGCATGTTTACGAATGAATATGCGGGTATCAGTTTTAAAGTTGAACTGGTAGGCAGTGGCACATTAGGTGTTGCCCCAGCGTGGGGGCCATTAATGCGCGCTTGTGGTATGGCTGAAGTTATTGTGGCTGATACCAGTGTTGAGTACACACCAATTTCAGATGCGCCTGAATCAGTGGCTATGCACTTTCAGCTTGGTCGCAATAAACACACCTTGTTAGGTGCACAAGGCAATGTGAGCATTGAGCTTGAAAAAGGTATTCCTTATTTATCGTTCGATTTTAAAGGCCTTTATGTTGCGCCTGAAGATAACGCATTACCAACCGCCGACTTTAGTGCATGGCCTAAACCTATTCCGCTGGGCGCAGGACGCACCACTGACTTTGAATTACATGGCTTTGAAGTTGTGCCGTCGAAACTTAGCATCGATGCAGGCAACGAAGTGGAGTTTGATCCAACGCTTACTACGGAAAAAATTGAGTTTTTAGACCGCGCAATGTCTGGCTCGGTCAATATTGCTGCGCCTAATGTGGCTGATATTGACTTTTTTACTCGAGCAAAAGATTCGACAACCGGCAATCTGCAAATTAAGCACGGCCCTGCAGGTGGTCACCGCGTAACGATTAGCTGCCCTAAAGTGCAAGTGAAACAGCCTAAGTATGTTGAGCGCACTAAAAAGGCAGAGCTTGAAATGGCCCTAGCTATTTTACCGCAAACAGGCAATGACGAGTTTAGCCTGTTACTTGATTAATTCGTTTTAAAACACTTTTACACCAGGAGAAAACAATGGCTTTTTCAATTGTGACAATGCAGAACGTGCAAGTTCATCAGCCCGTTAAGTTTACCTTTGATGGCAACAGCCACGAGTTTACCGCTCAATTTAAGCTACTTGATGATGACGCAAACGAAGCACTTGCCGAAAGTGGAGACCACGAAATGATTAAGCGCGTGCTCGTTGACTGGGGTGATGACTTTGTTGATGAAAACAATAAGCCACTGCCATTTAACGATGACAATTTAGCTAAATGTTTAAAGGTGAGTTGGTGGCGAACTGCTGTGCTTGATGCCTACTTTATTGCAGTGGCTGTGGCTGGCAGAAAAAACTACTAGAGGCTGCCCGCTATTGGGTAGCCGACGAACACCCCGACACCAAACATTTACTTGAAGTTTTAACCCAGCAAAAAGCACCCAAGGAAGTCATTGACCAAGTAAAAGCGCAAAACAAAGAGAAACATTTTGATTTGTACAGCTGTAATGCTGAAGCAGTAAATGCGTTTTTAATGGTTGAAACACAATGGCAAGGAGAAGGACGCGGCCTTGATTATGGCAATGCTGAAGTCGCTTGGCGGCTAGCTGGGTTAAACATTACCCCTGATATTTTTAAAAAAATTCAGGTGTTAGAAGTAGAAGCAATAAACGCAGCACGAGAGCAGCATGAGCAGATATAACTTAAGTTTAAAAGTACTGTACGATGGCAAAGCAATTAGCCAGGGTACGCGTACGAATACAAACGATATACGCTCGTTACAACGACAAGCGCAGCAGCAAGTTGCGCAAAATCGTGCGCTTGAGTCTAGTAATAATAGTGTTGCCCGCAGTTATACCAGCCTTGCCACCGCTGTTGGTGGCTTTATGGCTCTTAATTTTGCACAGCAGCAAGTGCAAAACATTGGCCAGATCCAACTACTTAATGCCCGTTTGCAGGGGCTAACCACATCAAGCCAAGAATACGCCCAAGTGCAGAATTACTTGATAGCAACAAGTAATAAGCACAACCAAGTGTATTCAACAATGGCTGATAGCTACAGCAAGTTATTAACTCTGCGAAATAGCGGGATTGTTACCGATACTGAAAGTAAGCAATTGCTTGAAGGCATGAGTAATGTAGCTAGTAAACTGGGCGCTGATTCTACTCAATTAGGGCAATCACTTTATGGTATGGCTCAAGGTTTTAGTGCTGGCACTTTGCGTGCAGAAGAACTTAACCAAGTAACAGAGCCTTTACCTGGTTTATTGCAAAGCTTAGATAAAGCGGCGGGCCTTGTGTCTGGTGGATTTAGACAAATGGTTGTTGATGGGAAAGTTAGCAGCCAATTCTTTAAAGAAACGCTTATTAAGGCTTTTGATGATTATGAAGGCGCAGCACAAAGAATTGCAGGTACTATTCCTGCGGCTCTTAATCGAACTGAAACCGCCTATGAGCAATTAGTTAATCGTATTGAGCAGCCTGTTAGTGCAGCATTAGTGCCAACAATAGACACGGTGACAAGTGTTTTAAAAGAGCTAACAACTAATCAAGAGCTTGTTGAAGACATAACAAC